CAATCAGCTTGACGCCATGGAGCGTGCACACAAGGCGGCGAAGGCCGAGCTTGCTGAGAAGCTGATTGCATTGGAAAGTTGGTTCACCGCCAAGGCGCAAGAAGATGGGCTTGAGACAGTCAAGACTCCCTCGGGCACTGCGTACTGGTCGACGCACCACACCGCAACTGTTGCATCGCGCGAGGAGTTCTTCAACTTCTGCAAAGAGCATGATGCGTGGGACATGGTCGAGTCTCGCGCTTCAAAGACCGGAGTCAAGAGTTACATCGAGGCAAACGGCGCACCACCTCCGGGGGTGAATTTTTCTTCGACACGTGTTTTCAACCTTCGCAAAGCTCAATCTAGGAGTAACCAATGAGCAACATCGCAAACGTCCCAGCCCACATTGCAGCCCGTATCGCTGCACGCCAGCAAGCTGGAACCAAGTCTTCGGTTGCATCGGCAATCGTTTCTGACGGCCCGAGCATTCCGCGAATCAGCATCCGTGCTGGTCGCTACCGCTTGAACGAAGACGGCGTCGAGACCACCGTAGGCGTCACGCTGGACACCATCATCGTTGGTGCCAACCCCCGTGTGTCCAAGGTGTTCTACGCCAAGCAGTTTGACGCCTCTGCCGAGAACGTCCGCCCCGATTGCTGGTCGAATGACGGCCTGAAGGCTGACGCCTCCATCACCTCCCCGGTGCACAGCTCCTGCGCTGACTGCCCGAACAACGTGCTGGGCTCCAAGATTCTGCCCTCCGGTGCCAAGTCCAAGATGTGCGCCGACCAGCGCCACCTCGCTGTTGTTGCAGCTGCTGACCCCACCAAGGTCTACAGCCTGACCGTCCCTGTAAGCGGGATGAAAGCATTGCGTGAATACTTCAAGGAGCTGGGCAACTACGGCATTGGGCCCGAGGAAGTCATCACTGAGTTGGGCTTCGACGATCAGGCCAGCTTCCCCAAGATCACGTTCAAACAAAAGGGCTATGTTCCTGAGAAAGCGATCTCCCGTGTGGATACCCTGATCAACAGTGACCCTGTGAAAGTGGCTACTCGCCAACTTGCACCTCAGAACGCCACGGCTCTGGCCGCTCCGGCTGCCAAGGCTGCAATCGCTGCTGCTCCTGTTGCGCCCGCGCAACCCGCAGTTGACGATGCCTATGAGGAAGAATCGTCCCATGCGGTACCACAAAGTGCCACAACGTCTCCTGCGGTTTCAAAGCCCACCGTTGCCCCAGTGAAAGCATCGGATGAGCTTGCTGCAAAGATCGACAGCCTGTTCGACGAGTAATAGAATAAAGGCTCAACGACCCCCGGCTCAGGCCGGGGTTTTCAATCTGGGGGCACGTCTTGGACACCAAAAACTTTTTCACTCGAATCTTTGCCCAGCTAGACGAACTTGTCATCTGCACACACAAGCCTGATCCATCAGGAAAAGACCCACGAGGTATTTTCTGGAACAGAGGTTCTTTCACAAGTATCGACGACGCAATTCGGCAGATCAATCAGTGGGATGCGGAACCCACAACAACGGTCTACTTCGGTGTTGGTTCATTTGCGAATCACTCCTACATAGACGACAAAGGGCGACAGAAGTGGTCGCGCAAGCAAGAGAACGCAACGTGGTTCAAGGCACTGGCCCTTGACCTCGACATCGGAGAAGACAAGCCATACCAAACACAGAAAGAGGGCTGGGCTGCAATGGTCGCAGCACTCAAAAACATCGGCATGCCGATGCCCATGGTGATCTCGTCCGGTCGTGGCATTCACTGCTACTGGCCGCTGACCTCGCCAGTCAAAAAAGAACATTGGGTGAAAGCATCGACTGCGCTGCGCATCGCCCTGGAGGAAAATAATGTTGTCATCGACACCACAAAAATTCACGACCCGTCCATGGTGCTTCGCCCCGTTGGCACGCACCACAAAAAGCAGCAGCCATGGAAGGATGTCCGGTGTGTTGCGGACTGCCCAGACTACGATGCTGTTGCGCTCTTCACGACCCTCAAGCCTTGGTTCGGTAGGGCATCGCAAGTCGCTGCAAAGTCACCAGCTGCACGCAAAGCTGGCAAGTCATCCATCCTCAACGCAGTGCTCAACTCCAACGATGTCAACCTTGATGCAGTCGCCCAGCGATGCAAGCAAGTCGGAGCTCTTGTCGCGTCTGGCGGCGTGGTGGATGCTGCTGGTCGGGATGTTGCTGAGCCTTTATGGCGTGCTTCACTTGGACTGGCCAAGCACTGCGTTGATGTCAGTGAAGCAGTAATCAAGATTGCAGGCAAGCACAAAGACTTTGACCTCAATGCAAGCCTCAATAAGCTCGATGGCTGGAACGGTACAGGTCCAACAACCTGCGCCAAGTTCGAGCAGCTTTGTGCAGCAGGGTGCGAGGGTTGCCCCAGCCGTGGGAAAATTACCAGCCCTGCGCAGTTGTCGGTTGTCACCGAGACTGAGGTTGTCAGTGAAGACGGCGAGGTGCATGAAGTCACCATGCCCAAAGGCTACGTGATTCAAAATGGCCACGTGTATCGCGAAGTGAAGACTGAGATCACGTCCACCGATGCAAACGGCAATGAGGTTGCACAGGAAGTCACTGAGCTTGATCTGGTGTCAAATTACGAGATGCACATCACTGGCGTGTACAACGACCCCGAGACAAAGAAATCAGCCTTCCGACTTGCGATCAACTACCCCATGGCGGGCTGGAAAGAAGAAGACCATGAGATGTCTGTGCTTGCCACGATCGGCAAAGATTTCTCAGCATTCATGCTCAACAGACAGGTGTACCTGAAAGCGATTGGGCAACAGGAGAAAGTACGAGGTTACTTGATGGACTATTTGACAATGGTGCAGAGCATGGCACCGACAGGACTTGATTACGTAGCATTCGGCTGGCAGAAGGATGGCTCGTTCCTCTGCGGCGAGACCGTCATTGGCTCCCCCACTGGTGCGACAGACCGCCGCCTGCGCGGCGCAGCTGCCCGCTTCGGTGAGATGATCAAACCTCATGGCTCCCGCGACGAGTGGGTGCGTGCCATGAACATGCTGAACGAACCGGGAGCGCAGACGATCCGCTCTGCTGTGCTGGTCGCCACATCTGGCATTCTGGGTGAGATTGCTGGCAACGCATGCGGCGTGCTGTCGATCTACTCCAACGAAACCACCACAGGCAAGACGCTGGCACTGATCGCAGCCAACAGTCTGATCGGCTCACCCAAAGAGCTGTTCCTTGGCAAGAACGACACCGTCAACGCCATGTTCAAAATCCGTGGCGTGCACAACAACTTGCCTTGCGCCATCGATGAGCTGACCACGATGGACGACCAAGAGATTGCTGATCTGATTTACGACCTGAGTCTGGGTCGCGAAAAGATTGCCATGACCAAGGATCGTGATCTTCGTGAGCCAGTGACTTGGGCAGGCCCAACATGCATCACCACTAACATCTCGATCCACCAGAAGTTTGAGAACGTGCAGGCTGGCAACGATCCGCTCAAAGCCCGCTGCATGGAACTGCACCACCACGATCGCACGTTCATTCAAAACCGTGAAGATGGCTCCAGCAATGGCTACGAGTTCTTCGACATCGTGGCCAAGAACAACGGCTGGGCTTTCCCTGAGTTGGCACAGGCTGTCGTCGACATGGGTGGCCCACAAATTCTGTGGGAGCGCGGCGAGAAGGCATTCCGCGACAAGTTCAATTTCACATTCGAGCCGCAGGAGCGCTTCTATCGCACGATGATCATTGCAGGATGGATCATGGGTAGCTTGGGCAAGAAGCTCGGCCTGTTCCCGTTCGATGTCAACGGCACAACGCAGCATCTGCTGGATCACGTGGTGAAGTTCCGCAAGGACAGCGAAGACAACAAGAAAGATGTGTTCGACACCATCGGCCAGTTCATTCTCGAGCACAACGACATGCTGCTGGAAGCCAGCGAGAAATACGGATCAGGTAAAGAGCAGGTAAAGCAGCCCGCTCCCGAGAAGGCCGTCATGCGAGTCACCGTGGTGTACGATGACAAGAACCCGGTCATGCCCGGTAGCCGCATCGCCATCAACATCGAGAAGCTGCGGCAGTGGCTCAAGCGTTCAAGGGACGGCATGGATCGCATCGAGCGCGAGCTGGAGGCCAACGGTGCCCTGATTGCCAAGCGCGAGCGTGTGACGATGTTCAAGGGGTGCTCTGGCCGCAGCCCTGGGCAGACATTCTGTATCATCATCAACCTGAACCACCCGCGTCTGGCAGCTACGCTGACCGGAACATCTTCACGTGAGCAGAGCCCGGTTGCTCTGGCTGTTTTGCAGGGGGCTGCATGAGCGTCGATCTGATCAAGCTGTGGCACGAGCGGGCTCGGCCCAATCCAACGGAGCAGCATTTCAACGTGCAGCTGGGCTGCCACTTCGAGGAAATCTGCGAGATGCTGGCCGTGCTCAACACGACCGAGAACAACACCTTGGTGCGGGCCCGCGCGGCCCTGAGCTGGCTTGCTGATGGACTCAAGCGCGGGAATGTGCAGGCAACTATCACAGAC